CATAGTCAGTGTACTCAGATCGCCAATTTGCACCGGCGACGGAGAGTGTTGTGCCTACCGTTAGAGCATTTCTGCTCGTAACAGTAAACCTACTTCCTCCACCTGAGCCTTTACCTACTACCCAAGGACGTTTTCGCATCCAAGGATGATCTGGTATTGGCTTTCCCCTAAGATCGTGCATCAACTTCCTGAAGAGGAAGTTCCGCCCTTTCTTAGGCAGAGGATTAACTACAATCCTCCGGTATTCGTACACCCACCGCTTGTACCACCCCTTAGGGGGCGTATCGCAGTGGATGTAAGAGTCAAACTCCTCATCTGAATATGGACCCACAAGGCCAGAAAAGCCGGGTGGAATCCATTTCCTTATCAGACGAGTTGTTTCTGACTCCTCTATCCCCCACCTTAATGAAAGGATTCTCTTTATACGATTATAATCGCACAAGAGTCCCATCACATCGGCAGGTGAATCTTCGAGAAATACAGGTCTAACAGGTAGCCCATGGAACCAGTCGGCTCCACAACTCTCTCGGCAAGGCCCGTAACTGAAGGTCTTTTCGAGATTTGTGCGAAACCCACACAGGCGTAGAGCCTCTACCGTTTTATAGAACTGACGTTTTGGCACGATAATATCGTCGCCGAATACGGCTATCCTATTTCGGTCAAAAGACTCTCCGTCTGCCTTCATCACAGCATATGTAATCGCAGTGAAGATGGCAGATTCCAGCGCGAAGGTGTACCCATTCCCCATTGAGGAGATCTTTTCATAACTGATAAAGTCTCCCTCTAAAGTACCCTTGGGGCACCGTAGATCAATAAGGTAGGAATACCAATCTCGAGGCAAAAGTAACTCACAAAGTCTGAGACTAAGCGAGTCAGAGGCCGCACTCAGATCGATCGTACAAAACTGATCGACATTGTTTGGCAAGCTGCCAAGTCGAGCCAACTCCTGATTCTTCCGCTGATCGTCAAGGTCGACTCCCCAGCGCTTTAAGCGCTTACGGATGAAACCATCAACTCCTAGCTGAAGATACAGATTCATGGTTGGTTCGATCGCAATAGTTCGCTCTTTTCGAGCGTCCTTCGGGACGAAAGTGATTCTGTTGCCATCAACAACCTCAATGACCGCTGACCAGAACTGCTTCTCATCGATGGGCATGTGCTTAGGAATTCCTAAACGCGCCCGATAATCGTTTTGAAGAGCTCCGATCCACCTCTGGTCAGTTGCGATAGCAAACTGAGCGTACCGAACCGCATCCATGGTGCAGGAATAGGGCCACTCGCTGTACTTATGATAAAGCGAGATGTTGCCTTTCTTCGTGCCTAGGGTAGCGCCCGGTCCATGCCTAGATTTGCTTAGTAGCTCCTGGGACCCAGGAAGTTCTGTCCCAAGCAGTCTGGCCAAGAAGGCTTTCGCGTTCGAGAGAATCCGAACGTTCCAGCCGTTCTCCTCCGAAACCAGTTCCTTAAACCCAAAGAGGTTATAGGATTTGCATAGCTGTTCTGCTTCCAAGAAAATCCTGGTCGCAGCAGCCGTGCGTTCGTTCTGGTCAGTAGGAAAACGAAACTTCTTGATCAGGCTGGCGAGTAGATATTTCGATCGAACATTGACAACCGAAACATCACTAGAGGTAATACTCTGTAACCCCCAGTCCTCCGCCAGTGCCAAATAACCTTCAAAGTCGCGATTTCTCACGAGCTCTTCTAGTCGATCGGCTTCAGACGGTTTGAGGTACTCCTGAAGATCTAGACGTAGTTTGTCTAGTACTTTCCAAGGATAATCCTTGGGAAGGTTAATGGTGACCGCTTCTTGCGATAGCCGTTTCCTCTTTCGAGGCCTGACAACGGATCTAAGTTTCATAAATCCTCCTATGACGTTACTTGCGTAGCTTTTTGGTTGCAGCGACCCGCCACGCGCGAAAGATATCCGAAATTAACCGGATTAGCGCAGCGGTGATGGTAATGCCGATGGCAACGGTCTCTAAGACCCTTGTCATACGGTTAAACCATTAGCTGACCCATGAGCTTCGTCATGAGATCGTCATAGTCCAGGAGTGAGATTGCCTTTTGCCGACCGATTAACTGATCGGCAGCCGACACTCCGACTGGCACAGAGAACGAAACCTCTACTATCAGGGGGGAAGTCAACAGCGCAACGCCGTCGACACCGAGTACCTGATAGTCCTTCGAGAATTTAAAGGTAGACTTTGCAGTCCCCTTGAAATTCCCAGAAGGTTTGGGGAACGTACGGTACAATGTCAGCAAGTCTTTCGACGTAAGCTGATGATTGTCTTCCGTGTAAACAGAGCGGTTAGAATACTCTTCGAACCGATTGAATACATGGTTGACCGTAGTATCGTCGTTCAACTCGTCAACTGCTAAGGTGATAATGTCTTCTTGCATGGAATTTCTCCTTGTACAAAGGCTCTATCATCGGCGTGAAATGAGTTTCTTGCCAATAATGAGCAGGTCAGTGAGCTTTAGCACATCCAGGTTCGGTTTGAAACTGGGAAGTAGTGCACGGCTCGGGTCAGGAATCCTGGTTTTGGTAATGATGTTTTTACCAATCATGCAGGGGCTTAACAGGTCCCAGGTATGAACATATGGTTTCTTGTTCGTATCTGCGCCTGCGACAGCCGTTGCCCAGGAATCATAAAGTTCGACACGCTGCTCTGTTGTTTCAGTAACAACGTACCAAGAGGACAGCGGATGGAGCCCGTAGTTCGGCGTCCATGCCGCTATGGTGTCTCCCACATTAAAGAACCAATCAATGATGAAGCTGAACGTAGTTAACTCATACGCGGCTTCGATTGGCGTTGTCAGCCCCCAAACGGGGAGTTTTGACAAAGTCTTCAATTGTGTGAGCACTCCTGCACGAACATCAACCTCGTGACTGGCATTGGCTTCTCGGACACATAGTTTCTCAAATGTGCCCCAGAGGTCCTCGTGGTGTTGCAAAACCCACTCAGGATCAATGTCAACGGTTCGGTTAATGTCGTTCGCGAAACCCCGAAATGTTAATCGACTCTCTAGTTGTTGGCTCGCGTGTTTAATCGCGGCTACTACACTATTGGCGTCGTAAATCAGGGGACGTAAGGCATAACGAAGTTCCATGTACCTGTCCGCCAACTCCTTTGGCGTCAGCTCCTTAGATACTTCTTTAAGGCGCAACGCTTTCAAGGAACGTAAAATTCTTACGAACCTTATGAAGATGGCTACTAAGGATACTATGGTCTTCTTACCTTCCGCCGCAGACACCAGCGCT